TGGACACGGCGCATATAATCTTCCCACGCTTTTGCCGCTTCTTCTGCCGCATTCTTTTGACCATCAGTTTTTACATCCGGCAAAGCCTCCATTAGATTGATGGCATTCTGCGTATCAAGCAGTTTCTGTAATGCTACATCATTCTTCTCTGCCTGCTCCTTAACTGCTTTCAAAGCCGCCTGGTTAGCAAGAAGGCCGGGTGTCCATTCTTTGGCAAGGTTTACGGCATTCAGGGTTGAATTCACTACGATTGCATTTACCGCTCCCGTGCTAATTCCACCACCAAATTCGGCAAATGTCATGGCAAACTTTTGCCAGAACCCTTTCTTTTCGTTGATCTTATCCATCCTTGAAGCCATTGCATCAAGGCTTGGAACGATAACCTTTGAAACGGATGCGCCAAATGCTTCTTTAAACTCTCCCCAACTGCTTTTGAGTTTATCAGTTGCGGTTGCGCTATCTGCCGCAAAACCCTTGTATTTTGTAAGCACAAGGTCAATCGCTCCCCCGTTCCTTAACTGCGCTTCGCTTAATGTGGAGAATTCTGAATCAACCCTTGATAGCCTGCCCGCTGAACCTGACAATGTGCCATTGAGTTGCATGTAGGCAGATTGCAAATCCTGTCCTGTTTTGGCTGCAAGTTCAACGGATGCTTCTGTCAGTTTCTTGACGCGCCCCATTGTATGGCCCGCCCCTATTGCAAGCTGCTGAATCTGCATGATTGCTCCGTCATCCACAGCTGTAGTGCTTCTCAACTGCTCGGCCTGCGCTGTCAGTTCCTTGAACTTGTTGACATTTCCGTCAACCGCTGACATCAATCGCTTATTGGCCTTCTCCTGCTCCTCCCACGCTTTGAATGATGAGACGGCGAATGCGGCAATGGCAGTCCCGGCCATGGCGTAACCGGAAGCAATCATACTTGTGACCTTGGAAGATATGCCTCCGAACTTCTGCACGGACTTCTCCGATTCTGCAAGCTTCGCCTTCAGGTCTTTGTTTTCAGCCGTGATCTTTATCAGCAGTTCCTCTACCGTTGCCATACCTTATTCGCTAATTCGTTCAGTCGTTTCGTTTCTTCCTTGTGCGCCTGCCAATCTGCAATCTGTTTCACCTCGTCACCCAATGGAAGGAATTCGGTTATGCCCTTGGGGTCTTTGACATTAACGGCGTAGGTGTAATACGCTCCCAACCTTGCCCGCTTCCATGCTTCCGTTTCCCGTTTCCGATGTCCACCAATGACCGCAAAAAGTTCCCTGTTGCTCATGCCCCAAAATGCTTCCGGGGTAACCCCCGCCTCACATGCGATCTCCAACAGGTCGTCAATGGTTATTTTTTTTTTGCCTCTTCAGCGGGTTCTTCTTCCTTCTCCTTGGGTTTGTACTGGCTGTCAATCATGCACTTGATGACCGATTCCATCAGCCCGTCCTCGGCTTCGTCAATCCAATCGCCAACCGTGTATTGGTTGTATTTGACAACCCTGTTTTCGGCAAGGTCTGCTGCCTTCAGGGCGCAATAAACAGCGTCACGGATGGCGGCAGGGTTGCGGAATGCGGGCTTGTCAGGAGTGGAATCCTGATGCTGCTCAAAGATGACCTTGAACACATCCAATATTGAGCAGTTGTAGAGTTCGGAAAAGAGATACCAGGCGTTTTGTCCAAAACGCAACTGCCTGGTCTCTCCCCCTATTTCAATTGACATTCTTCCCCACATGCCTTACGATGCCATTGAAACGCCCTTGCTTACTGCGCCTGAACTGACGAACGAACCGTCAAGCGTTACCGCTTCCTCGGTTGATTTGCTCATCTTGACATTGAGCAGCTTGCCCTCGCAGGTGTAATAGATGCCGCCGACAAACCCGAACTCAAGCGTAAGAAGCCCCGAATTGTTGATGATCACATCAAAGAGTTCCTCGCCGTTGTAGGTGTCAGCCGTGTCAAACAGCCCGGAGAATGAACCCGATGCCCTGCGGATGCCGCCTGCTGCAAGTGATTCTTCCCACCCTGCGCTGTCGTCAGTCGTGGTTTTGGGGTCGTCCTGTTCAAGCGTGAAATCAACGGTCTTTGTCGAACCGACAACCGTGCCTTCAACGCGTACCCTGAAAATTGTTCCGTTTATTTTTGCCATGTCTGTATTGATTTTTGATTGTTAGCTTTCGTACATTAAGAATCTGAACCTGATTGTTTTGGTGTATATGACCTCGGATGGTGTGTGTTCGATGATGGTGTTCGTTCCGTCAAGGGTGCAGGATACCAGTTCGTACCCCGTGACGGCAAAGTAGGATGAAGGCCATGTGGCAACGGCCTGAATGATTGCAGTTGCGATGTCGTCAACCGCCTTGGCCTGCCCGTAATCAACGCTGTACCCCTGCACGATGTCCACATTTGCGAATGCTTCCACGCCAAAGTCACCGTCCACGGTGGCAGGCGACTGCGTCTGGTTGTATATCCACACATACGGGTATGTCGCAGCCTTGGGGACACGGTCGTAAACCGAATATCCAAGGGCGGTTATCTTGCTGACAAGGGCTGTGCGTATGGCAAGTGCGCTGTCTTTCATTTTTCTACCGTGTATTTGAGTACCTCCCGCAGCTTGTTGCGGACATTGTTGAGTTCGTTTGCCACGGCAGTCGCCATGTAGCCGTATTTCTGATCCATGCTTCTGGCATATACTACATTGCTCCCAACGACATACATCTCGCCCGGTTTGATCGGCTCTTTCAGCGCACCGTCAAAGACCTCGGCCTTGTTGTTGCTGTATTGGTAGTGTTCTGAAGGCTTGAGTTTGGCGTGGAACGATGAGCGAAGCCTGCCCGTGACCACAGGGATGCCCGATGACTGACGCTTAATTGCGGTTTCAAGCATCAAGGCTGATTCCATCAACGCCTTGTCAAGCGGTGTTGCAGTCTTCGTGTCCAAACGGGCGGCTATGTCCCTCAACTTTTTGTTCAGGGCTTCCACGCTCCTTGGGTCAAGTTCCATTTTTATGCCTGCCATCACAATACCTTTTCTGTTGCCGAAATCTTCAGCCACCTATTGCTTTCTTCCTGCTCCTGCACCCCGTTGATGATAAGTGATTTGCTGTTGACCACCACCTTCATCCCGCGTGTGGGCAGTTTATCGGATTGGTAAAGCACCCATATGTCGTATGAAGCCTCACTCGTCACCTGTCCGCTCCTCAACTGCTCCGATTCAGACAACTGGCGCACATAAGCCCAAAGGCTGAAGGATGTTGCATAGGTAGCCGTATATCCACCCGCCCCGTCTGCGGTCTTTGTGAGCGTTTGGAACGCTGCCCGTTGCTTGAGTTGTCCGATTTTAGGAGGCATCAGAATCCGTTGTTTATGGTCATGAATTTGCTTTCACGCACTACATCGGGCGAGTAGGCCGCACCGTCCCCCCGGTTGTTGTAGTCCCACGCCAACTGCTTGAGGATAAGGGTGCGCTCGTCCTCCCGTATCGTTGCCCCTGCCTTGTAGGTGACAATCACCGTGTAGCCAATGGCTGCGGAACAGACCAATATGTTGTTGTCAATGGCGTAGTCAGTTGATGCAAGCGTTTCCGTTTCGCCGTCCGATGAGATGACCACCGATGTGATGCTGTTCACTGGCGGATACGGGAGTTCCAACAACCCGCTGTTGTCCATCGTGCAGGTGTACTTGAGCGTCCGTTCGCCAAAGGCTTTGCCAACGAGGCGTTCCACCTTGAGCCTTGCACCTTTCAGCAGTTTGCCTATCATGGTGTCCTGCGATGTCGTGTCAATGGCAAGCCATTCACGGGCTTCCGCTGCTGACACGGGTTCGGTGCTGATGTCTGTCGTGATTTCCAGGTTCATTTCCTTACGGTATTTCTGCGGTTGGGTTTGCCTGTCGGTTTCGTGCTGCTGATGTTCGGTGCGTTCAGGTCAACGGTCACATCGTAAACCTCGTAGATAAGCCCAAGGCGGATATATTCTTCAGCCGTGTCCCGGTCATCAATTTCCATGACCGTTCCCTTCAGCACCATCCCCCGGTGGGATGAAAAATTACGCTTTGCGATGTATCTTCCCATGTTCTTGCAGTATGTATTTGCAGAAGGATTCAAAGCCCTTCATCTCGGTTGTATTCCTTTCGTTCAATGTCTTTGCGTGGGAAAGGCACTTGGCTGACTGCGCCTTGTAGGTGTCCTTTTCAAGCGTTGCACGGATAAGGTTAACCCATTCACTAACATCATTGCGGTCTTTGACAAATAGCCCTGCATCTCCCAATGCCTCGGTCAGCCCCGGTGTGGCGTTTGCAATCACGGGTATGCCGGAGCAACAAGCCTCCACCGATGTGCGCCCGTAGCTTTCGTAGTCGGATGGCATCAGCATCAGTTTCATTTGTGCGTACACCTCCTTGATGTTCGGGGTGTTGGGGATGTACTTGAGGTTTGGCAATGTATCATCCCGCTCCTGGTCACCGTACATGCCTATCACGCCAAGGAACTCAATGTCCGGCATCCTACTGGCAATCTCAATGAATATCTTTCCGCCCTTGTTTTCATTGCAGTTGAGCAGGGCAACATACTTGCGCTTTGGCCGTGCCACATGGTAATCATCGAACCACACGGGCGGGTGGACGGTGATGTTCTCATGGTCATAGCCCTTGGCCTGCAGGTCCTTCTTCGCCCAATCGGCATTGTAAACGATATAGACGGTGCGCTTCACTTCCACCATCCTGTTCCAGTAGGTGTTGTGGGTGATGTACATCAAAGGCTTTCTTACCTGCAAAGCCCAATTGATCGCCTTGCCCGTGCGCCCAAGGTGGGTGATGCCAACATCGCACCAGTTCCACAGGTCACGGGCGTTGTAGAAATCATCCGGGTAAACCTTGACCCCTTCAAATTCGTAAGGTATCCTGCCTGTTGTCAACACGCTGCATTCGTGTCCGTGCTGCACCATCCAACGGAGCATGCTGTGAACCATCCATTCAGCCCCGGCATTATGGTAAGGAGGGTATGCGTGTATGTGGGCAAGCACCTTCATATTACAATCATTTGGTCTGTATAGATGTCCTTTGGGCTTATCCCGGCTATCTGCCCGAACCACTTGGAAGGTGCTACCACCTTGCCCTCCTGTTTGCTCAACCACCATCCCCACCAACACAATGTGGAGTTGGAAAGGATGTGGTGCGTTCCGCTTGCCATCAGTTGCAGGTCGGTGAAGTAGTGGTTTCCGCCCATGTAGGTGTGTTCGTTGCCAAGCATGTTCCATGCTGCGCTGATGTCATCGCTAAAGACGAACACGGGAGCGGACGGCATGTGCTTCAAAGCCGCTTCATAATAGTCAGCCTTTTGGGTCGGATGGTAATTGTCATCGTAATCCCCCCGGCGCACATGGATGCAGATTGCACCTTCTGGCAATGGGTCAACGGGCTTGGCAAACTCAAAGTAATGGCGCACCAAATCCTTGCAATGGGCGAAGTACTTTTCGCTTTGCATGTGTCCGCTGATGTCAAGGTTGTCGGGCAGGTTGCCAAGGTTGTGAAAGCCCCAATTGATGAAACGGTTTGGATATGTAACCGATTGGTCAACCAACGGAAGCGGGTTCTTGAACCACGACTGGATGTCAATATTTTCGCTGCTGCCGAACCTTTCAAGGTGATCATAGTTCTTCCAATATGGGAAGCCGTATTCGTACCCGTATTTGGTCGCAATGCCAATAACGGATGCCACCTGGAACATCTGATTCCCAAGCCTGCCGTACCTGCCCAATTGAGAGAATGTGATCATAACCAACGGGTGTCAAAGGTTGTGTCTGCGTCAGGGAACAGGTAAGCGTAGTGTCCCTGCACGAATATCATGTTGCCCGTGTGGGCAATCAGTTTGTAGCCCTTGGAATGGGCAAGTCGAAGCATAACGCTGAAGTTCGCCCCGGTGTCAGCCGTGAAGCTGTCAGCGTTCGGGTCTTTGCCCGAATTGATTTCGATGATTACCACCTTTGCGCTGCCCGTGTAAGCCTGCCAACAGGCGTAGTCGTTCCCGTCAATGTCAATGCTCAACAGGTCAAGCGTGTCAGGCACAAGGTCGTTGATGTTCTCCGGGGTCACGAACTGCCCCTTCTTTGCCTCCAACTGCACCCCTTCCCATCCTTTGTCCATCAAGGCCCGGATGTTGGACATCCAGTAGCCGTCCGCTGAACCGAATTCACAAGCCTTGCCTTGTTCAATGCAGATGCGCCTGAACACTTCGGCAATTATGCCGTCTTCCCCATTCTGCGAATAGGTGTTGGCTGAAAAATCCTTTATGCTTGCCATTCGTTGTTGCGTTTGCGGTGATGGTTGAATATGACCGGGTAGCCGTCACGCTCCCCGTTCTTGGGGTATGTGAACTTGCCGTCAACATAGCTTGCAGGCCACCAATGCGAATTGATCCTGCCTATCTGCAAGGATGTCAATATGGCTTGGTCATGCCTGTGTTCCTGAAAGTGTTCATGGTTGGGTGTGCGGCTCGGTGAATCATCAATGAAGCCCGGTGTTTCGCAAAGCATCAGCCACTCCTTTATGAATCGCATGGTCGGAACGCACTTGAGCCAAAGCATGGCGGTTGCTTGCAGCTGGTGTGTCGGCTTGTAGCCTTGCATGGTTGCCATCACATCCCCCTTGCACCATTCGTGATGCCACCATTGGTTGTGAAAGAGCAGGGCTATTTCGTCCATTGCGTTTGCCAAATGGCGCACATCCCCGATGATCTCAACCCCTGCGTCCGTGTAAAGAACGATGTCGTTTTCCTGCGCCTTCTCCAGTTCCATGCGGATGATTTCGGGCTTCCAAATCCAGTACCCTGCGCCACGGGGCTTATTCAATGTTTCGCTGTTGCGCCACTTGAAGTACTCTGAAAGGTGTTCACACTTGTAGACGAACGATGTGTCGCACCCGTGCGTGAGGGCCGATTCGCTGCACTTCGCTGCGCTGATGGTCATGTTCTCGTCCGTGTAGGTGATGTGCCTAATCATTGCAGAAACCTTTCCGTATCTTTCAGCCCGTAGGTGTTTTCCGTTCCCCATATGTCGCTGAAGCCGTCCCTCTGGAATGCGATCATGGGGTTGATTATGAAGCAGCGGAGTTGCTTTTGGGCAACCGTCCGCAGCCACTCGTCATATATCGTTCCCTCTTGCGGGTCAAAATGTTCGTAGCACCACCTCGCCCCCTTGTCGGAATAAAGGATGGCGTGTGATGTCCAAGCGTCCTTCAGATTCCAAAGCACCCCGTTGAACCTGCGCTGCGGTGAGAGGACATTTGCGCCAAGGTAGAGCAAGTCCCAGTCATCGGGAAGCATTTCCTTTGCTTGCAGCAAGTCATTCAATGTGCCTGTGAAGTACACATCGTCTTCAAGGAGCAGCAGTTCCCGTTCGTTCTCAAGGGCTGTGTGAACCGATTTATTGAAGCCAAGGTATCCCCCGTCAAAGGCATCGAAACGCTCAAAGTCCGTGATGCCGAATGCGGTCACATCCTTCACCACCTGCTGCCAGCGGTCTGTCCTTTTTGCGAGGTTGATAATCTTGACTTTCATTCTTCAGAGGTTTAAAAAGAAAGGGGCGGGTGTCACGCCACCCCTTTCACACACACCATCAGTCAATCGTTATGCTGAACCTTTAGCCATTGCCTCGGCAAAGTCGCCGAACACGAATGCGCCGCTGTTGAAGGTCACAAGTGCAAGGCGTTCTTCAAGAACAGCAGTCAAGCGATTGTAAATGAAGTTGTCTTCATTTTGGTCGCTGAATGAGATGTTGGCTGTCTTCTTGTCGAAGATTTGTGCGCCCATTGCGAAGTCGCCAGCCAGGAAGTCGCCCTCGGTCATGGCGGTGGTTTCGATTACGGTAGCCCCTGCAACGGTAAGTCCGCCGTTCTGCGTGTAGTAAGGCTGGAAAATCGGCATACCTGAAGTGTCCTTGGATGTGCGAACCTTGAGCGCATCGGAAGGATGGATCAGGATGTAGTTGGGAACGAAGTCGTTATTCTTCACCTGGTATGCTGCGCCAAGCAGGATGTCGTAATAGTTGACCAAGGTTGAAGCGAACACATCGCTGTATGCTTCAGCAGCAACGGTCAGACCCTTGATGTCCGAACTGCCAGTACCGTAGAGCAGTTTGTTGTCTTCGGTCTGCTTGAGCAGTTCCAACCAACGGGTGGTCAGGTACGAAATAAACTGCGGCATGTCCTCAAGGATTTCCTCGCTAAAGGTGATGTAGGTAGCGATCTTCTCAACCGACCACTTGACGACAGCCGGGGTGAAATCAGACTGCGGTTTCTTTGCGGATTCAGCAACACGGGCTATGCCGTTGGTTGTTGCCGATTCGTAAGGCATCCAAATCTGATTCGATGTGGCAACGCCTACGGGGATGATGTCCCTGACATGGAAACGCTTTGCCGGGTCATAGATAAAATTCGTGAACGCAGGCTGAATGGTGTCGGTAACCCTTGTCACCACGCTTGCCTTTGTCCTGTGCAGGTCAAGGTTCTTCACCTCAAAGGCTGAACGCCTGTTGCGTTTGAAATTGGCAACCCAAGCCTCGTCCATGTTCTTCATCAAGACATCTGCGAAAGAATCACCATCGGTCACATCGTTGGTTTTCTTCGTGATGCGGACATCAAGCTGGTCCAACTGATTTTGGAAAGCGATGAATTTCTCGTTAGCTGCCTTGATTTCTTCTTGCAGCATCGGGGTCATTTTCTCTGCCTTGGCAAGCCGCTCAACAAGCGGGTCAACCAGGGCGTTCATTTTTTGGACTTGCTCCATTGCGAAGTCCTCTACACTCTTTTCCATTTATTGTAAAAGTTTTCGTTAAACACATTTGTTAATTTGCTGATCTGCTCTGTTTTGTCAGGTGCAGGTATTGTTATTGCGGGTTTGTTTTTGCCAGAACCCACAAGGTCTTTAAGGTCGTTGTACATCTTTTCAATGAGGACGAACATCTCGTCCGACAATGTGCCATTGTGCAGGATGTTGTCCAATATGCCCACCTGGAAGGCGGCTTGTTGCGCCTTGATGCCCATAGTCGGGGTATTGCTGTTCGCCCCCCACAGCACCGATGAGCCTTCCCACATGCGAACCTGTTTTATCAAATTGAACTGCTGCCCCGCCTCTGTCGTTTCGATTGCGTCAATTGTCTGAAACATGACCGAATGTTCGGTTATAGCCCCTGCCTCGTAAAGCTTCAAAAGATCGTTCGCAATCGTTGTGTCTGGGAAAAAGGTTTCATAGTACACCCCGAAATTGTCAGCCTTCAGAACGCTTGGTTTGTTGACAGGGCGTGAGAAAGAATGATCCTGCAAGTGCCATATGCGGTTCGCCCCCTGTGGCCCGTTTTGGGCTATGGTCACATCGAAAGCCTTTGGATCGAACACATCGCCATCGCTGTCAATGAAGTAAGGGTGGGTGGGGTCTGCATCGGCAGGCCGTCCCCAGGTTGCGAAGTAGCCCGTCACTACCCTTCCCTGCATGTCCACATCGGTGACGGCTTTCTTGCTTGTATTTTTGAATATCATTGTGTCCATTGTCGTGCTTGTTAGTCCTCCTGTATATCCCTCCCCCATGCCACCTCATCAGCGGGGACATACCCGATGGTGCAGCGGCAGTTAATCACATTCTCGGCTGACCCGTTTGGGTCGCCGGGGTAGTCCAGTTCATCACGGTCGCCGTCATCTGTCGGCATGCTGAATGATTCATCCATGCCCACGGTCTTGCCATTCATTTCCCGGTGCGTTTCCCTTGTGCGGTCGTCAATGTAGCTTATCCACTCCTTTTTCAGCGATAGCCCTGTACCCCTTGCCCCGTGTATGCTTCCCTCGTTGGATGCGCTGATGGTTTCGGTTCGTGCGATGCGTTCGGCACGGTAGGTTTCAACGATGTTCAATTCACGCTGTATTTGGTCAGCGATCTTGTTGATGCCCCACCCGTTGCTGATACCCTGCATGACCGCATCCTTGGTGACCGCTTGGAACAGGTTTTGCGTGAACAGGTTAAGGCGGTAGATGCGGTCGCCAAGCCTTGAGCGCACGAAGGACTTGATGTATTCCTCCCATGCGTCCACCTCAATGGCTTCACGCTTCTTCCCCTGCAACGCCTTGGCGGTCTGCTTGCTGAAGTAAGGCACGGTGTTGCCGTACACCTTCTCCATGCACTCACGCACATAGTCATCCTTGAGTTCACGCTCACCCAGGGCGATTATTTGGCTCGTGTCCCCCGCCTTGCGGATGTCTGCGATAAGCTTTGCGGAATACTGGCGCAGCATGGAGCGCACGATGGAGCGGTTCGATTTGACGAACTTGGCCCTGCGTTTCTCCATCAGCATCATGTATTCCGTGTTCATGTCGGTCAGTTCAAAAAGATTGCAATGCCTGTCCTTGTATAGTGAGCCATGTAGGCAGCGTGTTGCGCCTGCAATATCATCTCAAGCTTGATGGCATTGAGTTGGTTAATAGCTTCCCTTATGTTGCTCATACCACGCATTTGCTTTGGCTAACTGCTGTTCGTCAATTATTGTTGATTCAGCCATAGGCACAAGGCCCATAGGGATGAATCGCATGTTCATCATCGGGTCTTCGTTGTCGGGCTGCATGCCCATTGCAACAAGGCGTTCATTAGGGGTCATCCACCATGCCTGCGCCAACCCTGCCGCCTGTGTGGACTGGTCTTGCCGCAGTTCTTCAATGTCAGTAAGGTCGTATTCAATGGACACGCTCCCCCCGTATGGCTGTGCAATGGTCAGGTTGAGGTCGGCCTTGAGCGATTCAAGTTCAGGGATGACAGCGTTCGTCCACAATGCCTTCCCTGCTTCACGCATGTTGTTGTAAGTGGAGAATTCGTTGTCATTGAACAGCACCGAAGGCACGGAGTAGATGTTGCAGATGTCACGCAGCGAGAGTTTGATGGCTGCGATGGTGTTCAAATCCACGGGCGACATGCCGACCTCATGTACATCCACGGGCGTATTTTGCACATGCCATTTGCCCTTGTTCTTGCTCCCTGCATACTTGCGGTTGAAGCGTTCGTTGATCAAATCAGCCTGCTCCTTGCTGAACTCGGCTGCGGAATTGTCCGTCCCGGTGATGATCACGGGTGGCCCTCCGTTTTGGTACGCCACCTTGAGCGATTCGTACCCCAAATTGGTAGCCTGAAGTGTGTTGAGTGCGGCATGGAGCGGGGAAAGGCCGTACAACTGCGTCCCTGTGCTGTCGTATTGCGGGTTGAAGTAGCCAGAATGCCGGATAAGGTCGGCGGGAATGGCGATCTTGTCCGGGGCGATGTTGAAAGTATATCCTTTCACGATCTTGTTCAGGTTGCCCGATGACTTGATCTCAACCAATGATGCCGGGAGTGACCACAATTCAGCCACCTTGCCGCTGTTCGGGCCGCTTTCAATCTTGATCTGATAGAGGTAGCGATTCCCGGTTATGAGTTTCCACGCCACGAGTTCCTCCACCAGTTCCCACCATGTCTGCCGGGGGTTCGGTTGGTAGAAGAACTTGTTCAGTTCATGGTTGGTCACCGGGTCGCCGCTGCGTGTATCCTTGACATACCAATTGACACCTATGGCTGAATTGGTGATCTTGCGAACAACGGGATAAACAAACGGATTGCCCAGGTATCCGTCATTGACATAGGTTGCCGTGTTGGCGGGTAGCGGGATGACCACATTGTTGGTCAGGTAGGCATAGAGAATCTTGTTGAGGTCGTTCTCCAACTCCTGCGTACCGAAGATGTTTTTAAAGAAAGTCCTTATACCGCCCATCCCTGTATCTTTTTAGCCCGTGCCATTACGGCGTAACGCACAGCGTCTAACCCATGATTGAAAACATCCATTGGTTTGTTGGTGGGCTGGCCTGCCTTGTCCATGACCCACGAATAATTGCGTAACTCCTTGATGACATTGACAGACCTTGCCGTCACATGGATGTGGTGTTGCTTGATCATGTCAATGCCTGCACGGATGCTGTCCGGGCCTTTGGCGGCAGGCTTGATGTTGAAGCCTGCACGCCGCAAGTCCTCAATGCTCTTGGGTTCTGCTGAATCGGCAACGATCTCTTCGTATCTTGCCCGGATTCCGAAGCCGGGAAGCATCCCGGTCAAGTCAGCATTGGTTAGGCCCGTTCTGTAAAGTTGCTCGTCAATAAATAAATCATCGCCCCGGATGCCGATCTTCACCAAGGCGGTCGGGTCGTTGGAATAACCCCAGTCAAGGCCATAGGTGTAGTCAATGCCTTCGGGGAGTTGTTCGATGATGTTGAATGCGTTGAACACAAGCCCCTCGTATGACCCGTATTCGCAGTCAATGTGTATCCTGCGGAAGTTGCTGTCCATTGCCGCCCTCTTTTCGATCCTTTGCCTTTCGGTGTCAGGAAGGAAGGGGTTGTGGGTGTAGTTGGAGGTGATGACCACATGGTCTTCGTAGTATTGCAGGAACTTCTCAAGCCAAAACTGCTGCGTTGGGTTGAAGTCCATGAGTACGAATTCGGAACGCCTTGCCAGTTCATCGAAGACCTCAAACTTGAGGCTGTTGACCTCGTTGCCGAAGAGTAGGAAACGCCTTGCTCCCAACGCCTTGTCAATGCGGTCTGCGCTGAAGAACTCAATCACGCTTCCAGTTTGCCGGCATGTCCACACGGAGGTTGACTTGTTGTAATCCTCGTCACGGTACATGCCATTCTTGATGAGTATGGAACGCAGAATGCGGATAGCCCCGATGTCCAGGTGGGGCTTTGATTCGGACACCACGGTGATGATCTTGTCCTTGTACAAGTAAGCGATGGCAAGCAGGAAGAGCATGAGGTCGTATGTCTTGCCCGACCCCGTTCCGCCCTTGTGAACGATGACCTTCTTGCCTGCCCGGAAGTTGTCATGGGTGGTCCTAAAGATGTAGCCGTGTTCAAGGTTGACGCTCACGATCTGTCGATGAAGTTGATTGTGATTCCTTCGGGCAGTTCGTGCTTGGTGCGTTGTGAGTTGATGCGGTCGGATTCTTCCTCCGAAGCTATGAGTTTGTATAGGGCTATTTGTGCAGTCGGATTATCCGATTCGTACCACTTTTTGCGAAGCCCTGCCTTTAGCGTATCCTTGATGTTTTGGATCGCTTCTTTTAATTCGTCACTTTCGTGCAGTTTATGTTCGTAGAATGTTTTCTTGACGCAGGGCAGGTACGACACCACCTCCTCAATCCTAATAAGCTTGTGCTTTTGGATTGCGTCTATTGACTGCTTGAGAAGTTCTGATGTCTTGTATGCCACCTGCGACTTTGATTAGAATCGCATCAAATTTAATGTGGCTGTCAAGTGTTTCGGTTAAAATTCTTAATAAGTGGAACAACTTTTGATTAG